GTTATTATCTCATCATCAATTTTTAGTAATCCATATTGAGATGGCCATCCATCCGTTGAGTCAACATAAATAGTAGTTTGACCACCATTTGTATATGATGATAATGATGTAAATCCAATTAAATTTTTATTATTGAGATAATTTAAACTTTTATAATCAACGAGATTATCAGCGATATCTGTTGATCCACCTTGAAATTCTTGAGAAATATAATATTGTTTTAAAAAATCTCCAAACAAAGGATTATCAGCGTCAATATACTCAGGTATTTGACTCTGAACTATTTCATGTATTTTTACTTTTGATAATGATGTATCAATCATTAATATCCGCTACTACTTGAATATGATGATGTTGATGATGTTGATGATGTTGAAGTTGACGGTGTTGTTGATGTCGTTGATGTTGTTGATGTTGTCGGGGATGATGATATTGGTTGACTGCTTTCAGAATGTTCTGCACCTGTCATTAAAGTACCATCTGCCATAGTGTGATATTCGCCATAATAAGGAACACCATTGACATATCCAACTAAAAGTGATTCGCCTGTGCTAGTTATAAGAGCACCACGAACTTTTGCTCCATTTGAATAACTAGATTTTGGATTAAATCTAGTACCAGAAACATTTGCACCTGAAGATATTGAATCTTCTAATGTACTAAATGTGCTATTACCAACGTCTAATTGAAGATATAATTCTTTTCTTGCAAGAACATCATTTGATAAAGGTATTGCCTCAATCTCAATTACATTATCTGCTTGAACGGTAGAAGTAATATTGACAGTGTTAATAATAATTTCGCCCTTTTCATAATCAACTGTTCCAAATTTAGTGGAAATAATCTTAATTGATTCTGTATTAGTTTGTTGAAAAAGAAAAAGATTTCCAATTTTAGATCCAGAAACAACTTGATCAGCCATATAAACGGTGCCAACAACCCCAGAAACAGAAAATCCAGTACTCTTGATGTTATAAGAGGGATTACTGTAATAAAATTCATTATCGTAGCAAAGTTCATATTGGGAAAAGACGTTAATGTTTGCGTTTAAGTTTCTTCTTATTTTAACTGTTGTTATATTTGATGTTATTGCCGTATTTACTCCATCAATTAATGAAATTACCTTTGAATATTTAAATCTACCGCCAAATTTATTCAATTCTTGACTTTTTGAGTATTGTGTGACGGCATTTACTATGTCACTCTTTAAATTTTCAATATCACCAACAAAATTTGTGTTGTAATAGACAAAACTGTCTAATTCAACGAACAAATACTTCAAATTTACAAATTCTGGCACTATTCCAGCAACGGAATAGTTTTTCAAAGACCTTAAAAGTTGTTTTTTTGTTGAATTTGCTAAAAATAACCCATTTCTTGGTTTTGCTGCGATAAAAACACGTCCAAATTGTGGAGGATTTAACTCTTCCCCACCATATGCACTAACTGATTCAATGTTTGGGTAAATTGCGGGCAAAATTGCTTCATAATCATTTGCTGTTACTGCTCTATTTTGTGCGGAATAGTTTCTAGGTGCATAATTTTTAATACTTTCGACAGTTTCAATACTATCTCCATCACTTGCTTTAGTTAAAACTTGGAGATTAGGTGAAAAATCGGTGATGACAGTGTTTTGATCATCTACAATTGTCCCAGTAAACTCAAAAAATGATGCTCCGTTACCATCTTTACCATTTGTTACTATGTATGAAGATTCAATTATATTTCCAGTACTAAGTTTATTACCGAAAATTCCATCACCAAATAAAAGTTCATATTTTTCATCAGTTGTTTCTTGAATTAAGTATATGTTTGATGTGGATTTAATACCTGCTATGTTATTTACAAGGGTATATTCAGTTGCTGTTGATGATGCATCTGATTCTTTGATTTTTACTCTCAATGTAGAAGTGTCTACACCATTATTTGGAATGACATATCTTTGATTTGCCTGAGATTCATCTACAGTCCAAGATTTTTCAAGATACTGACCCTGAAAAATATCAACGGTACCTACACTTTCACCACCAGCAGATGAAAATATTACTTTTTCTGGTATGGAAAATATAAAATTTGTGTCAGATAGAGGTGAATTAGCAAAAACACCTGGTTGAAAGGTTATTGTAGATGTAGTAGAACTAAAACCACTTATATTACAAAGAACTTTTGCTTTTGCAGCACGTCTTGAACGTGGAACATACCCAATATTTCTTGCTAAAGATACAACATTTTCTCTAAGAGTTGCTGAATCTATAAAAGATTCATTTGCAACCATATTTGTATTGTAGGCAGTTATGTAAGAATTATATGCAAGAAGATTTATTATTACTGATAAATTAGAACCTTCAAAATCATGACCAGAAAAATCACTACTTTGTCTGATATAATCTTTTATTGAAGTTTTTATATCTTCAAAATTTAAATTTGTAAACTGAGTAAGTGCCATTATAGTCTTGTCGTTTCTAAGATGAAGTTAACGATTTGAGGAAGACCTGATAGACCAATGATGTCATATGAAATTTCAACTTCTAAACTGTTCTCATCAGGAGTTGGTTGCACTTTTACATTTTTTAAATTTACTCTTGGTTCAAAATTTGTTATTACAGTTTCAATTTCGGTTTGAATAGGGTCAGTAAAATCTTTTGATGCAAGTTCAAATAAAGAACCAGTTATTCTTGTTCCTAATAAAATATCATTTGTTATAGGATGACGCTTAAAAGATAGAGAAATATCCTTAAAACCTCTTGATATTGATGTGAGTGGCACCTTGGTCGATCTTATTTATTGATATTTATGACCTTTCCTTCGATGTTTTCCAAAAATAATTTTCTTCATTACCTAAACCATCACGATCATGACCATTTTCTACCTGATAATATACCGTTGATACTTTGAAATCAGGGTCTTTTGGATGTTCTGGTGTAAGACTATTATCATATATTCTCATTCTATTATTAGGGTATAGACAGAACTGTCCATTATCCAACTCTATAAGGTTAGAAGATTTATGTTCAGTAGGATTTTCACTTGTTGAGTAATCTATTGCATCAACGTCTTGATGATAATTATCTAATGTACAAATATATGTTCCTTGTTGTAGACCATAATCTCTTGTCATCACTTCAAAGTGCATAGAACCTATAAATTGTTTCTGAACAGCGACCACACCATAATCCATACAATTCCAAAATTGTAAGTTATGTAGTTCCATATCAGGATCTGGTTTTTCTGGTGACGATAAAAAAGCACTGATTGGTAGTTTGTCATACATCGCTGCATAATCTGGTAGATATGTTTCAAAATAAAATGCACGACCAGGTATTGATTTTGCTGCCACCCAAATTCCTTTTACATATTCTCCGTGTCCGCTTTTGTGATCTGTTAAGTATTCTTTTCTAACCCATACTTCATAAGCGGGTAAGTTACAAATTAGTGCTGCCATTAATCTTCGTCCATTCCTACATATTCAACCATTACATCATCTGGATGTGGAAAACCTTTTGTGTAAAAATCATCCGCTAGATCTTGCGTAATTTCCATCATTTCTTCCTCTGGAACCTTTTCATGAACCAATTCTCCACTGACAAATATGTTGTATTTTTCCATTAAAAATAGTATAATTATCACATGCTATATAGAGCAGTTGAGTTCTTAATTGATGGCAAAAGGTTTCAAGGTGGTAACAAAACCGCCAACTTCTTCAAAGAAGAGTGAGAGTGAATTCAGTATCGAAAAGGCAAGAGAACTAATTAAAGGAAAAGCAATTGTTTTCTGTTTGCCTGGTCGTGGTGTATCTTACACATTCTTGAAAAACTTCGTACAACTTTGCTTTGAGTGTGTACAACAAGGAGCGAGTATTCAAATCTCACAAGATTACTCCTCGATGGTAAATTTCGCACGTTGCAAATGTTTAGGTGCGAATGTATTGCGTGGACCTGATCAAATACCTTGGGATGGCAAATTAAAGTATGATTATCAATTATGGATCGATAGTGACATCGTATTTGGATTAGAACAGTTCTACAAACTATTCTGGATGCAAAAGGACATTGCTGCTGGTTGGTACGCTACAGAGGACGGTAGAACCACTTCTGTGGCACACTGGTTAGAAGAGGATGACTTCAAAACAAATGGTGGTGTTATGAATCACGAAATGGTTGATGGTATACAAAAACGCAGAAAACCGTTTACCGTTGACTATACAGGTTTTGGATGGGTTCTTATTAAAAATGGTGTTTTTGAACATAAAGAAATGAAGTATCCATGGTTTGCTCCGCAAATGCAGGTATTTGATTCTGGAGAAGTTCAAGATATGTGCGGTGAAGATGTCTCATTCTGTCTTGACGCTATAAAAGCGGGATTTGAAATTTGGTGTGATCCTACATGCCGTGTAGGTCATGAAAAAACGAGAATTATTTAATTATAAAACAGTAACTCTGTGAAACTTTGCAAAATGTTCCGCTTGCTCCCATGTATGAACCATAGGTTCACCCCAAATGTTGAGTGAGGTGTTTAATAACACTGGACATCCAGTTTTTTCATACCAACGCTCCAATATAGGTCTTAATACACTCGGTGAATCTTTTGGCACTGTTTGTACCCTCGCAGAATTGTCTACATGCAATGCTGCGGGGATTTCTTTTGGTTTTTTACAATTATAGACATATGACATGTATCTAGACTCTTTTGGCATGTCAAAATAATCTTGTGCATGTTCCTCAAGGATGGCAGGAGCAAAAGGTCTAAATTTATGACGTTTTTTGATTTTATTCATATGTCTTTTCATCTTCATCGTTCTAGGATCGCCTAGAAGACTCCTATTTCCTAATGCCCTTGGTCCAAACTCTGCTTTTCCGTTTGCAATGCCACAGCGTCCGTCAGATAGGAGTATGTCAACGACATCACTAGGGAAACATGGTCTATCGATGTTAAATCCTGTATATGGAGTAAATTTTATTTTTTCTCTAGTAATTAATGCTGCTGCACCGAGAGATCCACCAGCATCGCCAGGATTTGGCATAATCCAAAGATTGCACATCTTTTGTAACTTGCTGTTTGCGACACAATTAAGTGCAACACCACCCCCATAGCAAATATTGTCTGAATATTGTTTTGCGTGTTTAAATATTTTTATCAAAGAGTCCTCTAAAAGAATTTGAGCACATTTTGCGACATTTTCGGGTGTTTTATCTTTTAAATATTTTTGAAAGCGTTGATTTACGCCTCTATGACAATTTGAGTAGAATATATCCTGTAAAATTTCTGTAGTATAGTTATCAGAGCGTCCAAATGCTGCTTGACCCATAAAAATATACTCTTCATCAAGTGGTTTCCATCCTGCCCACTTAGTAAGTGCGGTATACCAGAGTCCTATTGACTTGGGATAGCGATACGACCAAATTTTTTTGTATTTTGCTTTACCATTTATCATTTTTGCCTTCCAAATCGAAGATGTGTCCCATTCTCCGATACTATCAACCACAACACACGCTGCTTCTTCAAAATTACTAGTTTGAAAAGCTGCAGCAGCGTGACAAAGATGATGTGGAAAGCATTTATCAGGTTTAATTGGTAATTTTCTTGGTTTTAACGCTGTTTTAAACTGTCCTGCAAAAAATTGACGTGTTTTTTTCAATAAAGGTCTTTCATAAAACCCAACTTTCTCTTTTGGATCAATAATATAAGGTTTTAAGCAAAGTTTCTTGTCGTGTTTCTTTCTACTCCATCTTTCTGCATGATCCGCATTCACTATTATGCCGTTTTCTATAATACATAGTGCTGCATCATGAAATCCCTCACTATATCCAATAGTCATAATAAATCAAAAGTAATATTTACCATCCAAATCAATGAGGTGATCCCATTCTTCTTTGTTTGGTAGTACTTTATTTAGGTCTACAAAAAAAGATTGCAAAACTATTCTTGGATGGTTGCCAGATTTGTAATAATGCCATGCTTTATCCATATTATTAAAGGCAAACAATCTATTAGGTTTCCATTCTACTTCAACTTCTCTTTTATTTGATTCAAAAGTGGCATTCAGTCTATGATAATCATCATACTCAGAGTCATTTTCACATAATATTGTCCCATATGTTTCATCTGGACTTATGTACAACACATTGGTAAAAAATCTGGCATCATAGTCACAATGCATAGGCATAACATAGTTTGGTGGACATACTGCCCAATGCATAATTTTTTTAACAGGAGAAGGATACCCTGAGTAGAGATATTCAACATCTCTGAACTTGGGCATCATTTTATGAACTACGTTTGCTTCAGGTAATATATCTGTATCACACCATCTTATCCATTTACCTGATGGTGTTAATTTTGGATTTCTATGATACGCCATTAATTCATAATGTGCCATCCTTTTGATTTCTTCCCAACGCTCTTTACTAAGGAAATCATCAATCACCATGTGTTGCCATGGATCAGTGTTAATCTTCTTCTTCATAGATAAATGGATCTTGTTTGCGAAGTTTCCATAATTTATATTCTGTTTTAATCCAACGAATTAATCTTCTCATGTTAGTAAGGGGAAAATTTGTTTCCAATTTGTGCCACGCAATCTATCTAGGTCATCAAGATAATTTAGTAATATTTGATGCATTTTTGGATCTCCTTCTCTCCACATATCACGATGAAGAGTGACACTAACTTCTTTTACATCGTTATTAATGATTTTTTTGATATGTTGAGGTAAATGTCTTGGTTGTAAAAACTCAGGTGTTAAAACTCTATTATACACATCATCTGGTTTTAGTCCATGTCTTTCTAACCAATCAAATGTTTCTTTAATTGATAGTAAAGCGAGTGAGGTAGGAGTAAATGTGGCGGATACATTATCAAAATCAAAAACATTTTTTACAGTACTATGCCAATCAGTTGGGTAACGCAAATAATTATTTACTTCTGCAACCCCATCCATGCTCCATTGAAAACTAACAAATTTGAAGTTATCAATATATTTTTGCATCTTATCTCGTTTCATAC